CATCGTACTCGTCGATGCGGTACTTGCTACAATAGATCTCGACTAGTTTTAACTTAGTATAGTTACCACCCGCCGCTTCCGTCCCTAGCTCCTCAATAACTTGAATAAGTTTAGGGTTGTGACGTTCTAGGTCATACATACTCCGGTCTTCACCCAGTTCTTTAAGTCGCTCCATTGCCTCTGGAGTTAGACTAAAGCCCCCGTAGCAGGTGTTGATTACTACCTTTGCTATTACGTTCATCTACTTACCCTCCTTGGCAGCGTCCTTCCAATCGTCGGTGTCAATCATCACTACGTTGCCTACCAACTGGTAACCAAAGAAGTACGGGTTAGGGTCAAGCCCCTTGACCCTGCCTTCTTCGTTGAAGAAGAAGGACTGCTTATTCCCAAAGGCAGGGAGGAAGGCATGTTCAATCCAGCCCCCAACTACTTCCTTGAGTACCTCTAGCCTTGAACTAACAGGCCAGATGTCCTTCTGCTCTACGGTTCCATCAGTCTTGAACACCGTCATTCTTATACCATTTGCTTTCATCTTGTCATCTCCCATCTGTTCAATCCATGCTTCGTCCATCTTACCCATCTACTTACCCTCCGCATTGTAAACATTAAACTTTCCAAACTCAAACATCACGATGTAGTTGCTATCCGGATACTTATCTAAGTATTCTTCAGCTTGCTCCAAGGTATAAAACGAAATCAACAGTTTCATCCTACTTCCCTCCACTAGAAATCAAACTCATCCATGTCAGTCACTTCATACTGTAGAGGGTGAAGCACTTCTACTTCTACCTCTACTTCCACTGCTTCTTCTTCAGTTCTACTGTCTAGTTCATCATGTAGTTTTCTAAGCACAAGATACCTAAGCATCAAAGACTCCGTGTCGTTGTTGTCAGCTTCTGTCGCCGATGCCGGAATGTATCCCGGCGACCATCCGACGGCAAACATCGGCCTCGAACCCCGTTTTTCGGCAGCACACCACCACAGCTACGACCGGCGTCTTCTATCCCTGTCTTCCTCTACCAGTATCTCTAGAGTTCTATACCTAGTAGAACACTTACTACACTGAACAGCCCTGACTACGAAGGCTTTGGTATCTATACCTAAAGTATCTAGTTGTTTATCTCCCCAACTAATCAAGTACTCCCTTCCTCTGTTGACTAGGTGGTCAACATGGCTGGGGGCTGTGTCCTTAACCTTAGTAGATACTGACTCACACTTAGGACAGTACATCGTCTTGCTCCTTGTCCATTAGTTTACGGTGTTGGTCAATCAAGTCGTTGGTCAACTTAATCTCTCTCTTTATCGCGTGGCTAAGTGTAATACACCACCACCCCAACAACAGGGCTATGGTGTAGAATAGCATGTCGAGTATAGTAAACACTGGTGTCATCATCCCTCACCTCCTTCCATGTCGCATACAATGAAGCGACCCCACTGTTCAAATATATGTAGGTTCAAATCTACGTTATCGTCGCAAAACGTAACTGCCTCCCGCAACGTATAGAACTTAGCTATTGCATTCATTCCTCACCTCCATCTTCGATTACAAGGTTACCAAACTTACTGTCCAAGGGATAAACACAGACAAGGAATCCTTTGTGTTCTCCTGACTCTAGCTGACGCCAACCTTGTCTAGCTCCCGTCTGCATACAGTACCGACGCAACGAAGCATCAGTCTTAAAGTCCATACGTTTACTGTCGTCGTCATAATAGATAATCCAACTGTTCATCCTACACCTCCTAGTGCATCGCAATAAATATGTTCTTACGTTTGTCATCCGGTCCTCGCTTGCCATCACACAACTTGCACTGACTACAAGTTGTTCGTCGTCCTGCTTCCTTCGAGGCAGGACACAGTATCTCATTAGGTAGCTTGTCATTGATATCACTTGATGTACGGAACGAACGCCAACCAAGTGCAGCAGCCTTAGCCACATCGTCGTGAGTATGACAAGACGCCATGCATTTATTCTTTAGATGCTGTGCCGTAGCTAGCATCCAGTTGTGTGTGTACCCTGTCCACTTCATTCCTCACCTCCATCCTCACCTTTGATTAGCTCTAAGTATTTCTTCCATCGTCTGATTGTTTCTTGTCGCACATACCCTTTCTGGAAGTACTCTAGGTCACCGCTCATGTACTGGTCGTTCTCCTTACCATACACAGTTGCATGGGATGGACCCTCACGCCGACAAGGAAAGATACCTAAGTCGTAGTAGTGCCCTTCGTGTTTAATCGTGCCCAAGTAGATGCAGTACTCCCACATCCGATGTCTACGTCCCCAATGATACGCTCCCTTTGGTAGGTTCTCGAATACTTCGTTCATGCTGCAACTCCTTTGGGCACTGCTGCCCATGCTTCTGGTGGTACTGCTGCTGGGTCACCATAGGAACCATACCTAAATGGCTTATTACCTAGTAGCAACCTAGCTTCTTCAACTGGTGTAACTGGCTTGTCTTTGTGTGCTTGCCACACTGACCTTGGGGCTTGGTACGTCTTGACATAGCAGGGACGTTTTAGATGCTCAGGTCTTACTGCTTTTAGGTAAGGACGTAGTGGACAGTTACCACATACTGCTTCATCTCTACCTGACTTGGTTGCATGGTGTGGTGCCTCGTCTACTAGAAGTATCCAAGACTGGTACATGTCATCTGTCTTATCGTTCTTGCTTTTTAGTCTTAGCCCTGTGATGACTACCATAATCATATCTCCGGTTAACAGAGATGGGCCTTGCCATATCTTGATTGCGTTTTCTTTCATTCTTCCTCCAATAGTCTACGTCAAATACATTCTCATCTAGTTCTACATCATGGTAAATAGGACTCAATCGGCCTCCTCGATTCGATTGTGGCGACAGCTTATCCCATCGGCGGTAGGTCCGTCAAGCGGCAATCTGCGGAACGGCTCAACCATGCGGCTTCGCAGCGGATTTGTGGACGGTTTCGGACTGCCGGGATAAGCTGCCAGCACCGGACATCGAGGGACGGTTAAACACAACAACGACAGGAGACAGTATGGTAGATAACCCTATGTTATTTAATCATGACTACTACATACCAGAGTCAGAGCATCCTCTAGAAACTATGGAGTTAAAGGACATTGCTAGTGTGCTGTACAAGTATCCACTAGAGGAGTTCTTTAGGGCCAAGTACAAAGAGCAGCCCTTGGGTAGAGTAGTAGAAGAGTTACTTACAGATTTACTCTGTGCTTTTGATGGAGTAGATATCATTGGTTTACTTGTGAAGAAACAAGAGGAGGGAGAATGAACGAGAAAGATCGACAAGACTTAATGGCTAAGTCAATGCAGCAAGCAATGGAGATGGTAGACATGATGAACAGGATGGACGAGCTTGTCCGGCAGAGTGTTGAGCGACAGAGTGATAAGAAACTAACTAAGAAAGAGGAGAAGTAAAATGAGTCACGCACTAGATATGAGTAATGGCAGAGCGAACATGATGTATGCCGGTGGTACACCATGGCATGGTTTGGGGCAGTACGTTGGTCAGGAGGCTGTGACTGCTGAGGAAGCAATCGAGGCAGCAGGACTTGACTTTAGTGTTGGCCTACAGAGAATACACGCTAACTACGACGTAGACGGTAGTCAGATTGAGATCCCTAATAACTTCGCAGTTGTTCGGGATGACACTAGGTCTGTACTTAGTGTGGTTGGTAGCAAGTACGAAGTTATCCAGAACAAGGAGTGCTTCAGCTTCTTGGATGAAGTAGCTGGTCCCGGTAAGTTGGTGCGATACAACACTGCCGGTTCACTGCATGGTGGTAAGAAGATTTGGTTACTTGCCGAGTTGACTAACCTTACCTTCGAACCAGTTCCCGGTGACGTAGTCAAGCCCTACTTGGCACTCATCAAGGGACATGATGGCATCACACCGCTGATGTCGTTCTTTACTTCTACTCGGATTGTATGCCAGAATACAGCGAACATGGCACTAGCCGACGCTAGGAAGAACAAAGAGAGCATGGTCAAGATTCGACATACCAAGTCAGCGGCAGATAAAGTCAAGGATGCACAACGTATCCTCGGCCTTGCTGTTTCAAAAGCAGAGTTGTACGGTGAGGCTATGACTTCACTTGCCAAGAAGCAGATGAACACAGCCCAGTGGGACCAGTTCGTAAACAACTTGTTCCCTCTTCCTGAACTACCGGAAGACAAGGATACTAGTCGGGCCTTGACCATCGCTACCAAGAAGCACGACCAACTCACTGAGTTGTTTGAAGCCGGTCTAGGTACTGACATCCCCGGAGTGCGTGGTACTGCTTGGGGGGCTTACAACGCCATCACCGAGTTCACTACACACCACGCTCAGACTCGGACTGGGGTAGACGTTAAGGACTCTAGGTTCGAACGAGCCAAGAACGAGAGCCTGCTCTCTTCATCTTGGTTCGGTAGTGGTGCCAAGACTAACAAGAAAGCGTTGTCGCTTCTGATGGCATAGGATTCAAGGTAGCGTCTGTAAGTAGTTTTTGTTGTTGGGGCTGTCGGGACACAGCCTTTGTTGTTGGCTACTTACAGGCGTTACCTTTTCCTTTGGAGATACCATGCCAATCTATGAGTTCAAGTGTGAAGAGTGTGACCATAGGTCAGAGAAGCTAGTTCGGAATGAACTAGCTATTGCTGATTGTAGATGTGATGAGTGCGGAAGTAACGAGTTGGTACGCCTTATGTCAGCTTCTACCTTTATACTTAAGGGTGGTGGTTGGTATGCGGACGGTTACTCCAAGGGTAGTGATTCGAGTTAGGTTGTACCTATGATTACTACATTAAGTTTAGAGTTAGATGTGGAGCCGGACTACGAAGAACGACTCATGTATCAAGTAGTATCGGATATGTTCAATGTGGTAGTTGAGTTTGAAGGGACCGAGATGCTAGCGTGTGGCTTAAAAGCTAACGTCACTGCGTGGGTAGCCTTCAACATCATGCCAATGGAGTTAGGGGAGACGTAGATGATTAAGCCTTGGGAGATGGCGATTGTAAAGGAACGGGTGAAGCCGTGGGTACTAGAGGATTACCTTACAGAGTACCAGAAGGAAGCATGGGAGTGGAGTATAAGTAAAGACGGCTCACTGTTCTGGTGGGCTTGTGGGGCAGGTAAGACACTAGGTGCTTTGTTGTGGCTAGTGAGTGGCCCACTTACTGAGAAGAAGTTGGTTGTGACTAGAGCACCAGCTAAGAACCAATGGAAGTTCCAAGCGGCACAGTACACTAATCTCAATCTTAAAGTACTGGGTGGCTACTCTAGCCATCTGCTATCTTCAGATACAGAGTGCGTGGTCGTATCGTGGGAGATGCTACCTTACTGGCATGAGTCCATCAAGACTTGGGCAGAGGGTAGCCGACTAGCTATTGTGTGGGACGAGCTACACAAAGGCAAGGCTTGGGCCCGCAAGGAGAAGTACAGGCCCAACCCTAACTCTGATGTAGTTAAGTACAGATGGGCAGACAACCGAGCAGCGGCAGCAGCTAGGCTAAGTCTAATCTCCTACCGCAGACTGGGCTTGACTGCTACGCCGATTAGGGACAGACGCTCTGACCTATGGGCACAGCTAGACTTGGTTCAGCCTAAGCAGTGGGGAACCAACTGGGACTTCATTCACAGGTACTGCGATGCCAAGCCCAGTTCGTGGGGTGGTGTTGACGCTACCGGAACTAGCAACTGTGACGAACTGCGTGGCAAGTTGGCTAGTGTAACTCATGTTGTACCTTACGCAGAGATGGCTAAGTCCCTACCTCCTAAGCGTAGGCAACAAGTATACATCCCTGCCGAAGACCAAGTGAAGCCCACGGGCTTTGCTGCTGAGTACAAGAAGATGGCTAAGAAGGGAAGGCAAGCACAGTTCGAACTACAGTTACTGGAAGCCGCAGCCCGGAAGCGTAAGTGGATTGCAGAGACAGTAGCCGACTTGACTGGAGCCGGACAGAAAGTGACCGTCTTTACTGGACGACGTAAGGACTGTGAGAAACTAGCCGCCGCTATCAAGAAGAAGGTAAGTAGGCATAAGGACACTACTGTGTGGTCAGGACATGGTGGTGATTCCTTAGTTGAAAGGCAACGTATCGTTCAGGAGTACGCTGCCTGTGAGAGTGCTGGTGTTCTGGTCGGTACGACGGATGCTTTCGGTGAAGCCATCGACGGTCTGCAAAATACCGACACGGCGATATTCGCCCTTCTTCCTTGGACACCGGGTCAGGTGACACAGGCCGAGGGGAGATTTTCTCGAAAAGGTTCGACACGCCCTGTGCTTGTCAGTTACGTCATCGCCGAAGGGACGGTGGATGAGCGTGTGGCTGATGTGCTGTTGGCGAAACTAGAAGATGTGTATGAGACGTTAGGTGACGAAGAAGCAGGAGGAGTAGCCCGGACCCTGTCGGGAGAAGACAACGAAGAAGAAATACTAGACCAACTATTTAGCGACATGGAGTGAAGATGGAGAACGAAGGACAACTAGAGTTTAGAGAAGCACTGATGGTAGCCGTTACCGAATGTGAATGTAGCTTAGAAGAAGTACTGTTTGAACTAATGATGGCTACCGTATCGAATGCGATATTCCATAAGGCTTGGTCACCAGAAGAGTTACAACAGAACCTAACTAAAATGATTGAAGTGGTGAACGAGGTAGAAGTCCTACGGGAAAACAACCCATTCGCCTCGGCAGACTTACAGCCCGCTGAAGCCTAGAGGTAGACATGGGGAAGTTCTTGATCGATCCGGGTCCGTCCCGGAAGGGATGGCATCGTCTGTCCAAAGTACTACGTTGTCCTAGGCTGTACGCTTTGTCGTACAACATGAAGCATCGTACCAGCGACATACCACCAGCCGAGCCACTCATCAAGGGCTCCCTGTTTCATGTAGGCTTGGCCCACCACTACGGGCTACAGTCTACTCTCTACGAAGGCAAGGACCTATACTCTCCAACGGAGGCTGTAAGGGCACTAGCACAGCTTCAGCCCGTTGGACACAGGGCAGCATGGCAACGCTATGTTCCCCAGATGGAAGAGACACTAGCCGCCTACCTACTGCACTGGTCAGCAGAGCAGTGGGATGTGGAAGGCATTGAACATGAACTATGCGTAAACGTCTACGACGATAAGACCAACGAGACTTACTTCTACACTCAGCGTGTTGACCTAGTGTGGAGACACCCAATGACGGGTAAGGTCTGGTTCGTAGACCATAAAACCACTAACAGATTTAGTGGCAAAACAGTAGGTGGCTACTCTATGAACGGCCAGTTCATTGGCTACCAGATGATCGGACAGAAGATGTTCGGTGACAAATGGGGCGGAGTACTACTGAACGTGATTGAGTGGGGCAAGGGTGGAGCATCTCCAACCTTTCATCGGATGCCTATCGACCCAGCCCCACACAGCGTTGCCAACTTTAGAAATACGATAACAAATGCAGAAAGATTAATAAGGGAGTTTGAAGACGTGGAACCATCGTTGTGGCCAGCTACTCATCATGAGTCAGCATGTTGGCCTTATAGAAAGTGTAGATTTTATGAGACGTGCCAATGGGGGAGTAAGACATGAGTATATTCGCTATTCAATATGGGCCTGCTAAAACAGGCAAGACACTTGCAAGTGTGAGAGCTTTCCCTAATGGATTGTTCATCGCACCAAAGGGCGCTCTCACCTGTGCCAGATGGTTGGGTTGGGAACCCAAGGTCGTCGAAGCCGACGAGAAGATTGGTATTCCGCAGATTACCCAAATCATTAAACAAGCTCAAGGCGACTACCCCGCAATCATTGTGGACGACTTCAGCATTATCTGTGACCAAGAACTTGCTAGGTGCAAGAAGAGTCACTCTGGCTGGTCGGCATTCGATGCCTTTAACCAACGAGTGTATGACTTGCGAGACGCAGCCCGTGCTGCTGACTGCCACGTCATCCTAACTATGCACGAGCAACCTCCCAAAGAGGTAAAGAAGGAAGGCTCAACAAAGTATATTCCGGGTGCTCCGTTGATTCCCGGATGGCAACTACCGGAGAAGCTACCAGCTATGGCCGACGTTGTTGTCCGTGTCATCTATGACGACAAGGCTATCGGGTGGCCTTACTTGTACCAAGCCGGACCTGACCCTGACTACATCACAGGGGACCGTCTAGCCATCACACCGGACACGTTCCCTCTGAACCTTCGTGAAGTTTTATTGCTCTCGGGCTACGAGCTTCCACGACCAGAGAGTCTAGTGTTCATGGATGAGCATGTTGAGCATGTAAGCAAGGTTCTGGCCAAAGAGCTAGAAGAGAAGCGGCCCAAGCTCAAGCCCATCCTGACAGCTTTTTTGAAGAAACTAACAGAGGAGGATGTTGACAACCGACACATAAGATGGATATTCGCTGATGCGCTCGACAGGGCGCAGCTTAGAAAGCATAACAATAACCTAGTTGATAACTTTATTAACACACTGTAGAGAGAGAAAGAAATGTTTAACTTTGATTTTAGTAACGTGAACATCAACCGTGCCCCAAGTAAGAAAGGGGTGTACCTCGTCAAGATTAACAGCATGGAATGCTACGAGTCCCAAACAGGTAATGCCCGTATCCGCATCAAGGGTTCAGTTGACGAAGGCGGCCAGAAGGGCGCTGCCATCAACGACGGCATCAACTTGCCTAAGTCGTCAGACGACAAGGTGTTGGGCATCTGGCTCCGGTTCTTTAGTTCATTGGGCATGAGCCCTGCCGAGGTTCGTGAGACGTTCGCCAAGGACTTCAAGACCATGGAAGAAGCTGCGGAAGCTATCGCTGAGGTCTGCACTGGCCTCATCGGCTACTGCTACTACGCTCCGGCTGTAGACGACAACAGTTGGCCTACTCGTAAGTGGGTCACTGCTGACCAGTACACTGCGGCAAGTGACGCTCGTGGTACAACGAACTCTGCTGGTGATGCACTCAACAGCTTCATTAACATCGACGGCTAGTCGGTGTTGGGGGTGCCTTGGAGCTTCTTACAGCTTCACTCCAAGGCATCCCCTTTTCTACCAAGACGAGGACGACGATGAACTGTTGGCACTGCAAAGATACTGAACTAATCTGGGGCGCTGACCACGAAGCCGAGGGCAGCACGGTCTACAGTATGGTAACTAATCTTACTTGTCCCAAGTGCAGTGCGTTGGTGCTGGTCTACTCCGGCGTCGAGGAAGCCGAGCCTCCAGCTAGGGTTACCTTTGACACCGACTGAGCTGACTGTACCGGAGATTGACGCACTAGAGCGGCTCCTCCGAGAGTGGTCAGTGTGTCGGTTGGACTGTACTCCGATGGAGCGTTTGGGGTTCCATCGCTTGAAGAAGAAAGGTAGGGTGCGTATCCATCGCGGTATGTACCTTGCCCCGAAAGACATGCGAGACAAAGAGTTTGATGAATGGTTTAGATGGTTTGAGGTGAGTCTTGGGATTCGACAAAGCTAAATGCGATAGATGTCCACTGAAGCAGTACTGGAAGAGAGAGAAGTGCTGGTCACCAGTAGACTTCGTACACAACAAAGAGGACAAAGGTGTACTCATCTTGGGCGAGGGTCCGTCTAAAACTGACGCCCAACTCGGTGTACCCTTCTCCGATGTCAACGGCATCTTTGTAGTTGAACAGTTGAACGCTCACGGTGTCGGTTCGTCCGATGTGTCGTGGGGAAACATCATTGGCTGTAGGTGGCCCAAGGACGACCCTAAGGCGTACCTAGCCCGTCTGCGGTCTACCAATCGTAGACGTGTCAAGAAGGGGCAGAAGCCGTACCTCAGCCCCATTGAAGCCTGCTCCGGTCATGTCCGACAGAACATAGACGGGTACAAGACCATCCTACCAATGGGCTCCTACGCAACGAAGTTCGTGTACGATGGGAACCCGAAGCTCGACGCAGTGCGTGGCGGACCTGCTAAGTTAGAAGAGTACAAGGTTCTACCTACTTACTCCCCATCTATGGTTATGCGTAACCCAAGGTTTAAAGGCATCTTCCGCAGTGACGTAGGTAAGATGCTTCGCCACCATAGGGGTGAACTAAAATGGGCAGATCCCAAAGTTTTGTTCACCCCTGACTACGAGGAAGCTAAGGCCTTCTTCGAAGACGTTAAGGGTCAGCCCTTGGCATACGACGTTGAGACAGACGGTATCGACTGCTTAACTACAGACCTACGCTGCATCGGCATTGGTACAGTGGACCGTGTACTGATGATACCGTTCGTGAGTATCGACGGCATCAGTAGGTTCTACCCGGCAGACGTAGAGGCTTGGATGAAGGACCTACTCCGAGACGTCTTCACTGACCCGGAGCACATCAAGGTCGGACACAACGCAGGTTACTTTGACCGCTTGGTAGTCGAGCAGCATTTGGGTGTGACACCTGAGCCCTTGGTTGATACCATCCTACTTCACAAACTAGCTTCGTCCGAGCATCGCCACGGGCTAGGGTTCATTGGTTCATTCCTAACTGACGTACCTGCTTGGAAGGCGGACCACACCGGAGTGGTAGCTAGGACAGACCAAGAGCTACATGACTACTGTGCAACTGACGTAGCAGTCACTGCGCGTATAGTTGAACCGTTGAAGGCTGCTGTGAGAGCGCGTGGCCAAAATCATCTCTACACCTTTGACGCTAAGATTCAGGACATCTGTGTAGGTATGCGGCGGATGGGTATGCGTATTGATGAGGGTAGGCGCTTGACCCACGAGACTAGGCACAGGGAAAGCTCTGATAAGTGGAAGCGGATTCTACTAGAGCAGCGCCCGGACATTGCACCCAACTCACCTACTCAAGTTAGAGAGTTGTTCTTCAATGACTGGTGCCTTCCGCCCAAGGAGTTTACGGCAACTGGTGAACCTAGCGTAGGGGCAGACGTACTCCGGGCTCTGGCTTCCAGCCCTCTTGTTGACGACGAGCAGCGTGAGTACATCAATGCACTTCGGTTCTACCGTCGGGACGAGAAACTGCTTACTACTTACTTATCTAAGCTCAGACCCGATGCAGGGGTTGTACGGGACGGATATGTTTACCCCAACTGGAACTCCCATGGTACGGTTACAGGACGCCTCTCATCTAGCGGCCCTAACTTCCAGAACATTCCACATAGTCTCCGTGACATGTTCATACCTCCGGAGGGATGCGTATTCGTCGGGGCAGACTACGACCAGCTTGAGCTACGCTTTGCCTCAGCGTTGGCAGGAGCCCAGCACTACCTTGATGCCTTCGAGCATAAGGAGATCGATCCACACAACCTAACTGGTGACTTGATGTTCGGGTCGAGGTTCTGGGAGTCAGAGGGCGCACCTGAGACGAAGATGGGTAAAGGTACAGGTCAGTTCAAGCGTATGCGTAACTTGGCTAAGACCATCTGCTTCGCCTCACTGTACGGTGCGGCAGCGCCTAAAATCTACGACCTCGTTACCAGCAACGAGGACAACGATGGCAACCTCCTGTACGCCCACTACAAGCTCCAGCAGATTCGAGTGCTCCACCGGAGATGGAAGGATAGAGCCCCGGAGTTCGCGAAGTGGTGGAGAAAAACCTTGCAGGGTTGTAGGTCACACGGTTACGTCGGCGAGGTCGTCATGGGAAGGCGACGGTTCTTCGCCCAAGAAGACTACAACGCCATCTTGAACTTCGGTGTTCAGGCAGGCGGCTTTGCCGTAGTGGCTCAGGGGATGATTGACTTGGTGGATGACCACCTACCATTTGACTTTAACAACAAGATTGGCTTAGTGAACCAGCTTCACGATGCCGTCGTATTCGCAGTACCGGAGGGAAAAGCAGAAGACACAAAGAATATCGTAACTGAAGTGCTAACAAGGAGGGTAGAAGGTCTACCCGTAGAGTTTACAGCAGAGGCCGAAATAGGCCAATCATGGAAGGAAGTATGATCAAGACACTAGTAACTAATGTAAAGAACAAACTGGAAACACGCTGGCGCTTTGAGGTGCCATACGTTCTAATCTACGGACGCAATGGTGCAGGCAAGAGTTCCATCATTCACGGGCTAGAGCTAGCCTGCTTCAACCAAGTGTTCGATGCCGCAGGCAAGGACGTGAAGCTAAAGCGAGTCATCAACCAGATGGGGGACAAGGGTAACGAAGTCCGAGCCTCCATCCTGACCAATGACTTCGAGAAGTACGAGTACGGTAGTGGACAGG